GCGACACTTCCTTGAGGATGTCCCCGGCCAAGTCTTCAGCCATCAGGAGCGTGCCGAGAAGCCGCTGCTCACACGCCAGAGGGCCGTTGTCGGAGGCGAAGGTGCTGTTCAACGACGTCACGGAGCCACCGGCGCGGGCTTGCTCCCTCGCCGCCTCGTCCGGCCGAACCCACACCGTGTGCCCTCCGTCGGGCGTCCAGTTATCGCGCCGGACGTAGCCAGGGCGCTCGGATTGCGAGATGAGGGGGCCATCGGGCATCAGCGACCCCGCTGCAGCAGAGCCAATTCACGTTGCGCCTGCTCCCGCATCTCGCGGCCGGCCTTCGCCCAGGCGAGGAAGGTCTCAGAAGCCGGGAAGCCCAGGCTGCTCAGCAGCCCGCCCCACGCGGCCTGTGCGGCGAGCGCCACGAGCTGCGCGTTCCTCTTCCAGCTGGGCCGAGAGGACGTCCCATCGTGATTGCTCATTCCTTGCCCTATCGGCTTGCGTCTCGATGAAGCTCTCCAGCGTCTCGCCCGACACGGCGGCGCCAGCTTCGATCAGGAACCCGAGCCCGTAAGCGAGCGTCAGGCGGGTGACAGATTTCGCCGACAGGTGGCCTGCCAGCAGGTTCTCCGCCGTGCGCACCGTGCACTCGCCCATGCCGACCGCGGACAGGTCCGCAGCGACGCTCTTGGCCGTGTGATAGGGATGCCGCTTCCGGAGCAGGGCTCCGACCGCCAGACCAAAGCAGTCAGCGGTTCGACGATTGTGCGGGACCGACCCCATGAACGTCTCTCCAGTCAGTGACATGAATGTCTCCGACGAAGAGGAGCGGTGGCCGCATGGCGGAGGTGGATCAGAGGATTGTTCAGGCGATAGACAGCGCCGTTGCAGCGGCTCGTTGGCGCGATGCTGCACGGCGCGAGAAGGGCGATCGAGCGCGGCTCTACAGCCAGCTCGCAGACCGCCGGAGCGCGCGGACAGGCGCGCTTCTGGCAGACTTCCTCAAGGGGGCGACTGTTTCCAGCCGCCCCCCGAACGCGCGGTCGGTAGGAGGGGCGTCCGCTCCTTCCGCGCGATCCGAAGATTGATGTGACCGACGCCCCAGGCATGGCTCAGGCCGCCTGTTCGGCGTCGAGCGGGACCGCCGCGCGGCTCCGGGCGCTGAGCATCAGCGTATCCAGATCCTTGCTCGCACGAGCGAGGCGCAGAACGCCGATGTCGCTGCCGCCCTTCAGCTGATCGAGGCGGTTGCTCTTACCGAATAGCTCGCGGCTCAGGCCGCCCCACGACTGCCCGGAGGCGTCGCAATGGCGCTGGCACCGCTCAAGGAACGAGTTCAAGTCGGTCATGCGGCGCAGCATCGGGGATTTGTCCCCGACAGTCAACCGGGGAAACTTCCCGCTGAAACATCCACAGCCCTTGCGCTATACCGCGCCGATGTCGGGGATTGATCGAGAACGACTGCTCGCTGCCTTGGCGCGCAAGGGCTTAAGCCCCCGGAAGGCGTCACTTGACGCCGGCCTCGGCGAGTCGTTCGTGCGCGATGTGCTGGATGGCCGCAGCAAGAGCCCGCGGGTGGATAGGCTGCAGAAGCTGGCGAGCACGTTGGGCGTCGACCTTCCTTACCTCACGGGAACCAGCGACGCGCCGGGCGAGCCCACCGAGTTGCCGCCCCGCCGCCTCCAAGAGTTGACGATACGCGGCCGTGTGCAGGCCGGCACCTGGACGAGCGTAGATCACGGCGTGCAAGAGCCCTACGGCGTCGAGGTTCTCCCAACCGATCCACAGTTCCCGCACGCCAGGCAGTGGCTGGACATCGTCGTCGGTGACTCGATGGACAAGGCGCGGATCTTCGACGGCGACCTCATCCGGGTCGTGGATGCCGCCGACATCGGCTATGCCCCGCGCCCTGGCGACATCGTCGTCGTCGAGCGCACCAGCGCAGACGGCTCAATGGTCGAGCGCAGCGTCAAGCAGGTTCAGGTGGGCCGCGGCGGCGTCGTGACCCTGCACCCCAGGTCAACAAACCCCGCGCACCAGAGCCCGCTGCAACTCTCGTTGCCCCAGAACCCCGAGGAAGACGGTTTCTCGCGGGACTATGAGGTGTGCATCACCGGCCTTGTGCGGCAAGCGATCCGGCAGTTTCGGTGATCTAATCGGGGAAACTTCCCCGAAAGGTGTTGACCGGGGACATTTCCCCGACGTAGGTTGTCCCTGCCAACGGGAGACCACGCCATGCAACGCCCCTTCGAGACCGCCCTCGCCGATGCCGACGCCGTAGCCGTCGCCGCTATCGAACTCGCCCGCCAGCTGGGCCGCATCCACAACGACGCCGAGCTGGCCGATCTCGCGGGGAGCACGACCGCCACCCAAGAGGCGCTCGACGAGGCGGACGACGAATGGCAGTCCGCGCTCAACGCCGCCGACACCGCCGTCACCGCCATTCTGGACGTCCCCGTCGCGAGCCTCGCGCAACTGGCGACCCGCTCTGACACCTACCTCCGCCGCTGTGCCGACCTTCTAGCGCCGAAGTCCGAACGCGAGACCCGCTACGACGGCGACCTGCAGCGCTTCCTCCATGACGAGGAGCGCCGCCGGCTGCTCAATTCCACGCTCGCCGCCATCGCCGCGATCAGCAACCCACCCCCGCCCCCGCAGACACCCTTCGCTGCAGCCTTCGCGCGCGTGCAGGAAGCCACGGCAGCGAACGTGGCCGCGACCGAAGCCTACCAAGCCGCGGACGCGGCGGTGGACGCCGAGGCCCCCATTCCCGAAATCCTCCGGATCAGCGAGCATCAGTGGTTCTTCACCGAGGAGGCGATCAACCGCGAGGCCGGGCTCTCCATCGACGAGAAGGCGCAGAAGCTCGCCGCTCTCCGGGCCTACCTTCCGGCCCGTGACGCCGCCCGGCAGCGCCACAACTACGACGCTGCCAGCGCCGCCGACGACGACACCTGTGATGCCATGCGCAGCGCCATGTATGACGCACTCGACGTCCCTGTCGCGACGCTGGAGGAGCTGCAGCAGAAGTTCTGGATCTATCTGGATCTCTTCGCAGCGGACTACCAGGGCGAGACACCCGACGCGCCGGAGATGTTCAGCCGGATGCTCTCGGGGCCCAGCGACGAAGCGGGCCTCGCCCGCCTGTATCAAGACGTCCTGCGGCTCACCGGAGCGTCGAGCGCCGTTCTCGACGCCGAGCGCTTCGACGCGCGCGCGTGGATCGAGGACGTCGAGCGCCTGCCCGGCGCCGTGGTGGATCGCTGCGGCGTGGGCGTCATGGAGGACCATGACGGCAAGGTGAACAAAGAGCCGTTCGCCCGCCAGCGCGCCCTCCTGCGCTGGCAACGCAAGCTTGTCCTGCTCGCAGCCGAGGAACGCGACGAGGAGCGGAGGAACAGCCCGACGGCTGCGGCGGATGCCGATGCCATGCACAAGGCTCGCCGCGCGATATCGCCGACCCCCTTCAAGGTGGCGCGCGAAATGACCCGCGCCGAGATGGAGGCCGCGTGATGGGCGACGTGGTGAAGCTCGACCCGGTCGCCAAGGCACAGGAGCGCACCGCTCCTGTAACCGAGGCCATGAAGCCGCTCGTCGAGGTAGCGGAGGCGGCGACGGGGACGGCCAGCCGATACCTTGTCGCCACCGTAGCAACGACCGGCCTGAGCGCGGCGCTCGACCGAGGCGACGCGCTGACGGGGACGGGAAGCTATCTCTTGCTCCGCGCCGCCGCAGTGTGCCGGTTGCATGACGCAGGCGCGGCCGAGACCGTCAAGAACCTGCGCAACCTCGCCGACGAGTTGGAAGGGGAGGGCCCGCACGATGCAGCCTGAGACCCTGAACCCGTGCCCCATCTGCGGCGAGCGCGAAATGCTGAACAACGGCTGCAGCGGCGAGGTCACACGCCTCGTTGATGGAGAGGTCCGCCTGGATCCGGACGGCAAGGGCCTGGTCTGCGCCGACGAGGTCGAGTTCATCAACTGCGTAGTCTGCGAAGCGATGATGCCCCGCACCGTCTGGCAGGGCGAGCGCCCGACGCCGGCTTACCGTGCGGCTCTCGCGGCCTACTACCTGACCGACGAAGCGGAGGTGGCTTGATGCGCACCGCCATCGCCTGGGCAACCGCCATCGTGCCCTCCCTCACCGGCTGGGCCGCCCTCATGGTCCTGCTGTTCATCCTTATCCCGGCGGTCGCCTCATGACCGGGCCCGCTGATACGGAGCGCGAGGACGAACGGCTTCCGGAGGACGCCTTCGACCCGTCCGAGGAGTTCGACCCGCCGCTTGGCCAGAACGACACGAGGGGCGAATGAGCGCCGCGAAGGAGAGCCGGGACCAGGAGCGCATGTGCGTTCTGGAGGAGTCGACCGTCTCGTTTCTCCGGCTCGCGCTCGAGAGCTACGAGAAGGGCGACCTCGAGACCGCTATGACCGTTGCGGCGTGCGCGGGGCGCACCGCCCGCGAATACAACCAGCGACGGATGGGCGTGTTCGACGAGGACGCCGAAGCGATCACCTACCACCTGCGCCGCCTCCAGGGCGACACCGTGGAGGCGTCCATGAAGAGCCGCAGGAAGCCCCGCGGGAAAGGCCGAGTGTGACCCCGCTCTACGTCGTCGCCGCGATCTTCCCTCACGACACGGTTGTCCGCGTGGAGACGCCGACGGCCCACTTCGCCTTGCTTCACCCGGAACAGGTGGCCGAGCTGCGCTCGCACTCGCCCGGCCTGTTCGCGGGCCCGAACCGACTTTCCCTCATCGACCTTGACGACCCCAGCCTCGACACCGCTGACCGGCGCCGGCTTCTCACGGAGATTGCCGCTGCGCTTCGCGAGACCGGCCAGGACGTCAGCCCGCTCATAGGCTCCGCCTGATGTCCCGCTCGCCTGCGATCCGCTCGACTGACCTAGACCGCGTGCTGAAGGCGCTGGCGAAGAACGCCGTGCCGATGCGCGGCGTCGTGGTTCGCCCAGGCGGCGAGGTCTATATCGACTTGACCACCGACGCCGCCGCTGAACAGGTTGCCGACGACCTGGACGTCTGGCGGAGCAAGAAGCGTGGCGATCGTGCGGCTTAAGGGGCTCAACCGGCTCACCAAGACGCTCGCCGACGGAACCCGCGTCACCTACTTCTACGCCTGGAAGGGCGGCCCGCGCTTGCCGGGAAAGCCCGGCTCGCCCGAGTTCGTCGCCGCATACAACGACGCCGTGAAGGACCGGCGCCAGCGGCCGAAGGAGACCCTCGCCCTACTCGTCTCACGCTACCGGCAGTCGCCCGAGTTCACCGGGAACAGCGCCGCCGTGCAGGCGGAGTGGGGGCGGTGGCTGGCGAAGATCGAGTCCGACGACATAGGGGAGTTGTCGTTCAAGGCCCTCGACGACCGCCGCGTTCGCGCCGACCTTCTGGAGTGGCGAGATCAATGGCAGGACCGCCCGCGCGCGGCCGACTACGCCATCCAAGTCCTGCGGCGCGTTCTGTCCTGGGGCGTCGACCGCGGGTTGCTGGAGCGGAACGCCGCGGCCGGTGTCGCCGAGCTGTATAGCTCCAACCGGGCAGATCAGATGTGGGATGCGGGCGAGCTGGCGCGCTACCGCGCCGCCGCGCCGTCGCCCGAAGTCGGGTTCATCGCGCCGTTGGCGTGCCTCACCGGCTTCCGGCGGACAGACCTAACGCAGCTGGCATGGCCGCACGTTGGCGACATCGCCATCAAGAAGCCGACATCCAAGAGCCGCGGACGCGCTGTGCAGACGGTCCCCCTGCTACCCGAGACGCGCGAGCTTCTCGCCCAGATCCGGAAGCAGCAGCTGGCTAGGCATCGCGAGCTGTGCGCGCTCGCCGAGAGGAAGGGGCGATCGCATCCGCCGATGCCCGTCACGGTGCTGTCGAACACGCGGGGAAAGCCCTGGACGCCCGACGGGCTGGAGGCTCAGGTCATCAAGACCAAGAAGGCCGCGCAGATCGACAAGCACCTGCACGACGCTCGCGGCACGTTTGCTACCCGGCTCAGGAAGGCAGGGCTCGACAAAACGCAGATTGCGATGGTGCTTGCGTGGGAGGAAGACCGCGTCGAACGCCTGCTCAACACCTATGTCGACGACGATCCGCTCATCCTGGAGATCGCCCGCAAACTGAACGAAGCGTGATCGAAACGCCCAACCGTTTTCCCAACCGGCCCGGCGCAGGGCCGGGCCGATATGAAGGAACCGCGTATGCAGCAAGGGAAGAAGATGGAGCGGCCGGCGGGAATCGAACCCGCGACATTCAGCTTGGGAAGCTGCCTCAATTCCAATGAAATCAAGCGCCTCGCTCCCAACTGGCGCGAAAGTGCCCCTATATGCATCAATCGGTTAGGCCGAAATCCCCAACCGCACCTACGCCCGGCGCGGACCAATGCTATCGTCAGCGAACACCAAGGAGGCGACCGTGCAGCCTGACAAATCGACTTGGGAGTCGCGGGTCGCCGAGGGTCTGAGCGAGTGCTTGAGCGCCCTTCCCGCAGGGGCGGCGCCCGAGGTTGCCCTCGCTGCCGCGGCGATCAGATCGGCCCAGGCGGGCTTCCCCGCCCACAAGGCCGGCTTGATGATCGAGCACAACCCGCACCTGGGCAACTACGAGACGGTGGCAGAGTGGGTCGCGCGGCGCGAAGTGGATGATGACGACTGGCCGTCGCCGGAGCAGCGGGACAAGGCCATCGCAACGGACACCCTTTGGCTCGTCCAGTGGTATCCGGAGACACCGGTCGGCTTCCGTATGGTTGCCGCGGCCGACCTGGCTGAAGCGCTTAAGGCGGCCAGCGAATGAGCGGCGACGTCATCATCGGTCCGTGGGGCCGCAGCGCGACGCCGCGTTATGAGAAGGAGGTCTGGGAACCAGCCGTCGACCTGGTCCAGACGGTGGGCAGGCTGTCGAACGCCAGCGGCGAAGCGCGCGAGGTGATGATGTATGCGCTCTTCCGAGACATCGCGACCGAGTTCAAGCTCATGGGCGTCCACCCCACGCAGATCGCCGGCTGGCTTGAGGCGGTCGTTCGAGAGTTCCGCGACCCGGAGACGGTGCGGGAGTTTGAGAACCCGGAGATCTAAGCCGCCTTCCGCGCCTTGAATTGAGCCGCCGCGTTCGCGAGCGCCGCCTCCCACGACTCCAGCTCGCCGGCTGGCCGGGCGTCGACTTCGGGCGCCTGCCCGCCGATGCCCTCCAAGCTGGCCAGAAGAGGGCCCTGCAGCGCAGGCAGGCACAGCAGCGGCTTCCCGTCAGCATCGAGCACATCGACCGAGAAGAGCGCCCAGGCCGCGAGAGGAAGCTCGACATAGCCCCTCAAGGCGTCCCACTCTCCATCGCTGAACGTCTCGACATCTTCACCCTCTTCCGCCTCGTCGACTAGGTCGTCGAGATCGGAGACGGTCACGCCGAAGACTGCTCTCGTGGTCTTCTCGACGAGCGCCGGCCACCCGTCACGGTGTGGCGACCAATCTGGATAGGGGTGCTCGTGGATTTTGCGCGCCAGCGCTTCGAGTTCTTGGATCGCGGGGATGTCCCGAAGGACCAGCGGTCGTGAATCGCTCATGCCTTCACCATACCACCGTTCACCCGCGGGCGAGAACAGGGCGTGAACAAGAGGCGGCGACGAAACGACGCGCCGCGGAGACCCGCGTTTCCTGAGAAGCTGCGGCCAGGAGGAAGCCATGAGTGACGTGACCAACCCGGAGATGATCGGCCTGATGGAAGACCTGGAGGAGCTGTTCTCGGTCCTCACGGCCAAAGGGTTCAGCCAGCAAGAGGCATGGCGCGACCTCTACAACGTCATTGCGTCCGCCTGCATCGAAACGGATGGACCCGCCGCGCTTGTTGAGATTGAGGCGCACAGCGCCGAGCTGCTCGAAGCGCAAGGGATCAAGGGTGCGCGCGAAGTCATGGCGGCGATGCAAGCTGGACGTCCGGCTATCAACTAGGCAGGCTTGCAACCATGCGCACGCCCGAGGAACAGGATGCCTTCGACCAGGCCGTCGAGATGAAGGCGGCGGAGATTGCAGCCGGCTGCAGCAGCCCTGAAGCTGTGCTCGAAGAAGCTTACCTGCTTCGGGCCATAGCGGACGCCCTGGAGACGCGAGCGGTCGCCGCGACCCATACGCGAGGCGAGCCCTTCGAGTAAGCGGACAGCAGAGCGCCCCCGGTGGAACCGAGGGCGCTAATGGACGGCAATGAAGCCTAATGGTCGTTGGCGCCCAATGGGCCGATTTTCGGCCTGCTACGGGCGCAGCGCCTTGTCTGGCAAGGGCTTGGGGATGGCGCCGAAACGTCAGCCAGGATCAGGGGGACGACACCAATCCTTCGGGTATGGAGCGCCAAGATCCAACGCCCACCGGCACACCCGCCCGAGCGCGCGGTCGCGGCGCTCGGCCCAAGCCTCGAGCTCGATCTCGTAGTTCGCCCGTGCTTCGGCCGAGGTGACGATGTCAGGGCTCGGCTTGGGCTTGTCCTCCCGCTTCACGTCCTCCGCACGCGGGAAGTTTTGAAACGTCCTCCCCGGCGTTCCGCAGCCTTGCGCAGCCAAGAGCGACGCCGTGAGCATCAGGCACAGAGTCCGGGAGATCAGCGACCGCATCAGTCAGCTCCTTCTTGAGATCGGCCACTTCGGCCGCGTCCACCACGGATCGCTCCGCAGAGGTGTTGGAGGCCGCCGCGCCCTGCTTCACAGCTTCGGCAAGTGCGATGGCGCGATCGGCCTTCTCGTGCTCGCGCTGCCTTTCGGCGCCGCTGCACTGTCCGAGCAGGAAGGCGAAGGGGAAGACGACCAGCGCCCCGAGAGCGGCCTTCCACCAGGCGCCCACGAACGACTTGGCGGCCGCGACCGCCGGCAGGGTCAGGAGGCTCACGCGACATTCTCCGGAAGGAGACCTTCAGCGAGCAGGGCGTGGACCTTCGCCGCCGCTTCCGCCTTGGTAATCTGGTGATCCTTGTCGCTGTCCAGGCCCGCGTTGACGGCGTAGGCCGCAGAGCCCTTCACCCACATGACGAAGCTGTCCGGCTTCCCCATCGCCACCGGGTTGAGGATGGCCATGTAGCAGTCGGACAGGCGCGTGATGGGCCCGCGCTCCTTGATCCGGTCCCGGAAGTAGAGCCACACGTAGTCCAGCTGCTTCTCGGCCGTCATGGCGGCAAGCTTCGCCGTCGTCGTCCCCAGGCCCTTCGCCGTCGCGGCCATGAACTGGATGAGGCCGGTGGCGGTCGACCTGGGGTTTTTCTTCGACGGCGAGAACGTGCGGCCGGTCTCGAACGCCATGCAGGCCATCAGCCAGTTGGGATCGAAGCCGAAGTCCGCACCGGTCAGCCGGACCCGCTCACGGAACAGCGGCGAGACCTTCGCGCCCCACGCCAGTGGTGCGGCGGCGGTGGGCTGCTTCTCGACCGGCGGGATGACCACCGCAGCGACCGGCGCGGACGGCAGAGCGTCGGCCAGGGCGAGGGCCTCCCGCAGCTTCTCACGGAGGAGGGGGACAGTCATTATTTGCGCTCCCAAGGCGGGGCTTCAGGGATGGCAGTCGCTGGCGGGGTCGTGCTGGCCGTCACTGTCGGGCCAGCAGCGGCAGAGCCAGCCGCCGCCGCTACGGCGCCGGTGGCGGGATTGATGTTCCCGGCCAGTTGCCCGTCGCTGCTCGTGACCTCGAACTCGCCGGCCGCGGTCTTCCCGCGAACGGTGGCGGAGCGGCGCTGATAGAAGAGCGTGCCGAGACCGATCAGCACCAGAGAGCCGATAAGAGCCGCGCCCAGGATGGTAATGCGCTGCTCTTCCGTGGCCTCGGTCCAAGGGAACCACACGACCACAGCCGTCACCCAGACCGCATAGACCGTCAGGATGGGCGTATAGAGGACCGCCGCCCAATCGCGTGCGGCATCGGCCGCCGACTTCCATTGCGCCGCCGTCCCGAGCTTTAGGCGCCAGAGCAGCGCACCGCCGATCAGCAGCGCCAGCACGGCGACAGCCGGCACGATGAACCAAAGCCACATCATCCGGCGGCTCCGCCATTCTTGAGGCCGATGCCGGCGGCGAACGAAACGAAGGCGGTGAAGATCCAGGGTGCGTGCTTCGCCAGCCAACCAGCTACGGCTTTGACGCCGACGTGCTGTTGTTGAACATCCTCCAGCTTACGCACGCGGCCATCCAGATCAGCGATTTCGCGTTTGAGGTTGGTGTTCGCAGCGACCACGTCTTGCCTCAGCTCTGCGAGCCCTTGGCGCTGCTCCGTCCGCATCTCTTCGAGCCGAGCTTTGATGTTCTGCTCTTCCAAGATGGTCGTTATACGCTGGCCAAGATCACGCGCTTCACGGGCGTCCGTTTGCGCGGCCTCGGTCTGGCGGGCCAGGTGATCGAGGCGCTCCTGCGTTGCTGCCTGACCGGCGAGCAGTTGTCGCAGCAGGGCTTCCTGACTGTCAGGCATCAAGGGCCACTCCGACGGACGTGGCCAGATGATCCGATACTTCGCTCAGCGTGCCAGTGTTTCCACCCGCTCAGGCTGTGCTACCCATGCGCCCGGAGGAACCGATGCGCGCACTTCTCGTCCTCGCGGCCTTTGCCGCCCTGACCGCCTGCGATCGGCCGGCGACCGTCGACCATGAGGCCGCCATGAAGGCGGAGGTGGCGGCCGATGCCGTCGATGTGGTCGACCGCCGCGCGCAGACAGCCTTCGAGACTGCCGCGCGCGCCAACAAGACCGCGCAGGAGAACGACGCCCGGCTGGATGCCCTGGAAAGCAGGGTGAAGGAGCTGGAGTGGGACCGAATGAACCGTGACGGCTCCCGTCCCCGCTACCAAGGCGAGCCCCAGCTACAGCTGGAGCCCGGCCGCTAGCCCTCCTGATAGTCCTGCGGGCCCTTGATGACGCCGTGCAGGAACTCGAGCGGCGTCTCCGGCTGTTGGTCCCCGTCCATGATGTCCCAGAGGTATTGGGTTGTCACGCCTAGTTGACCGCCAGGATAGCCCAGCACATAGCCGCCGGCCTCGATGGTGTGCTTCGGGGCTTTGTCAGCCTCTTCGCCCTCCACCAGCTTCAAGACGTCGCGCACCACCGCCTCACCGGCCTCGAAGGCACGGTTGATGGGCGTCTGCCCGAAGGTGGCGAACTTGCCGACGAGCTGGCGCTCAGTGAACCCAGCTGCGTCCCGAATGATCGGGACACCGGCAAACAGGTTCCAGAACATCTTCCGGAACATCCATTCGATGATGCTCTCGTCCTCCTCCGGCCAGTCGCCAGTGAGAGCGGCGCCCAACACTGGCCCGACCATGAGCACCCAGAACGTCTGAGCGAACACCCGCTCGAAATCAGGCCGCTTGCCTTGGCCACGGCCAATCCGGACGACGCTTCGAGCGACGGTGCGCTGCCGCTGATACTGGACGTTGAAGTAGCTGTAGAACATCGCATAGAGCTTCGTCAGCTCGTTGCTCTGATCCTGGAAGGCCGCGAGATCCTTGGCGCGACCGGAGCCCTGCGAGGCCCGCACCGCCTTGTCGGCGAAGGCTACGGCGTCCCGCTCTTCCATTCCCTGCGACAGCGCCTTGCGATAGCCCCCGAGCCAGGTGGGCATGGCCACCGCATACATATCAATCCAGCCGATGTGCCAGAACGCGGCCCGCTGCATCTTCGCAAACGGATCGTCGCGGCCCTGCAGCGAGCGGAGCGCATCGCGAACGTCCACGTTCAGCTGCTCGCGGCGGTTGGCCAGCTCCTGCGAGCGCGAGAAGACAAACCCATCCGCATCGCCCCGCAAACGGGCCAGCTCGGCAGAGCCGACCCCGACCCATTTGGCGCCGATGACGCCCGCCGACGAGGCGAGGCCCGCAGTCTGAGCCAGACCAGTCGTGACCCGGAAGCCCATCGCCACGATGGTCGCGTTCGTGCGCGCCTTCCGGATGAAGCGCGAGAACCAGGCGGCTCCGCGCAGATCGACCAGGGAGTCGTTGACTTGCCGGGTAAGCCACTTGGGGAACTGATCGTAGTATTCCGGACCCAGCTTCGAGACGATGACGTCGCGCACCCGCTTGTTGCGGATAAAGCGCATGGCCGAGAGCGCGAACTCGCCGTAGGCGATCCGCTTGATGACCTTGTTGATGTGCCCGGAGAGCACCGCCTCCAGGTCTAGCAGGATCGGAGCCGCGAAGTCCGTCCGCTCCTTCGTGTGGCCCTTGGGCGTGGCGACGTGCGTGATGTAGCCGAACATGCTCTCGGCTTCCTTGGCGGCGTTCTCGTTCGCCTTCTGGGAGCGGAGAGGGTCATAGACGACGGGGTAGTAGCCGCCCCGGAACTTGCCGTGCGGCGTGTCCAGCTCCATCGGTTCGACGCGCTCGGGCGCAACGCCGCTCAGCCGGCGTTCGGTCTCAGCGATCTCGGGCCAGAGCGTTTCCAGGGTGTCCCAAACCCCCTGAACGAACTGCCAGTCGCTGGCGGTCAGCTCACGGTTCAGCACCTTCAGCACCGCGTCAGGGAGCCAGTTGTAGCCGCGCGCCAGCTTGTCGAGGTTGCCCTCGTTGCCGGCGTTCAGGGCCACCGCGACCAGGTCCGCGCGCGTGAAGTCCATTGGCTCGCCGGTGTGGACGTTGATGAGCTCGGGCACGACGACCTTCTGACGCCAGCGCTTGCGGTCCTCTTTCGAGATGCCGTCGTATTGCTTGCGCAGCTCTTCGACGACCTTGTTCCGTAGAACGTCGAACCGATTGGCGGCGTCGGTCGCGCCACGGACCAGGACCTTGTTGAAGACGCCGTTCGGGTCTTCAGCATCCAGCCAGTCCGCCATCTCTTCCATCTTGAGGAGCATGGCGTCGGCCTCAGCGAGGCCGCGCTTCTCCAGGATCACCTTGTTCGTCAGCGGCCGGCTGGGCAGCGCGTCGGCACGGTTCTCCATTTCCGTCAGGACCGCATCAAGCGCGGCCTGCTCGCCGGCGACTAGGAGCCGTTTCTGTTCGCGGCCCAGGTGCGCGATGCTCCGGATGGTGTCGTAGAGCCCGCGAACCTCTTCCACCGTGAGCTTGGTGTAGTGCTTCAGCTGGGCATCGGCGAGCAGTTCCGGCGCCACGACCACCGTGTTTCCGGCCGCCTGCTGATCGGCAACCCACTTCGCGAGCGCCTCCCGTTCGGCAAGCGCCTTCTTAGTGCGAGTGCGGAAGTCCAGGCGTTCGAGCAGACCGTGGATCTGATCTAGATAGGATTGCTCCATCGTCGCCAGGGTCTGCTTGGAAGCCAGTCGGCTCATCAGCTTGAACGCGGTGGCAACGTCGCCCTCCGCAGCCTTGGCCGCGCGGTAGAGATGAAGGTTCAGGAGCTGCTTGAACTTGTGCTCCAGCGCCTTCGTCTTGTCCCCCTTGAGGAGCGCCCGCTGGGCATCCAAGCCAGCCCTGCGCTCGGTGCGCAGGTATACGGACGACCGGACGTCCTCGACGGCCGTGCCCGCGACCTGATGCTGAGCCCACATCTCCAGGGCGGCACGGGTCCAAGTTCCGTCTTCGCGCCCCGCCTGCCGCGCGAGGGCGCGCACCTCATTGTTGAGGATGTCCGCCCGGCGCACGTCGTTGACCTCGGCAAGCGCCTCCTCCTCGATCGAGCCATCGCTCAGCATCTCGCCGTGTCGATCGACCATGCGCCGGTCGGTTTCAGCGTCGATGCGGGCGGCCCGGATGTTCCGGTTGTCGCCGCTGGCCCGCATCTCGCGACGCTCCTGCTCCATCGACATCACCGCCTCAATGGCCGCGGTCGCGCTGGGGAAGCCCGCAGCGTCAGCCAAGTAATCGGGGTGAGCGCCGCCGCTGTTCACGAAATAGGGCGGCACGCCACGGGGGAGGCGCTCGACCACCGCCTCCGTTCCGAACAGGTCGACGACATCCTTGCGCGAGACCGAGATCGCGCGCGTCTCCAGCATCGCCCAGGCGCGATGCTCCGGCGTCGACTCCAACTCCGACGCGACCTCCTCGCGCAGCGCCTCCCACTCGACGCGCCATTCCTTCGTGCGTCGGCGCCGCACATCGTTCATTGCCTTCGCGGCGAGCCGCTCGGTCGCGCGGCGGTCAGCGTCTTCCACCGCCCGCTGATAAGCAGCGTATTCGGCATCCGTCATTCCGGCGTCTTGCGCGCTGGCGAAGAAGGGGCGCAGGGCCTGGGCTTCCTTCGCGGCCGCAATCTCCGTCTCCGAAGCGAGGAGCCGGTCAAAGATGCCCCGCACGTCGTCATTCAGCTCGACGTTGAGGTTCAGGACGGTGCGATAGATGCGGACCAGCCACGCCTTGAAGCGCTGGAAGTGCTCTTGCAGATCGGCGCGGGGAGCGCGCCCTTCCATGAAGTAGGCTTCCCCGGCCCGCGCCCAGCGCTCGTGATGCTCTGTCGTGACTTCCGACCAGGAGCTGACCCCGAACCAGTTGAGCACGGCCTGGAAGTCACGGCGCACCTGGATGCTGGCCGCCGGATCGGCCGCGTCGAACGCCAACTCTTCGAGCCAGACGTGGCTTGCCTCGTGCAGAAGCGTGGACAGATCGCGGCCTTGGAAGAGCTGGATGACGGCCCGCCCCGCCGTGAAGGTGACATCGCCTCGCGCACTCTGTTGATAGACCGTTCCCGGCGCCGGGCGATACATCGCTTCGCTGATGGTGAAGGCGCGATTGCGCCCCTTGTTCTCGACGAACCCGAACCTCTTGTAGAAGGCCCGCAGCCGACGGACGTTGCCGCCGAACGCGCCCGAAGGCGTGAGCGCCAGCGCGACGCCCGCGTCGTCCGCTGCCTGGGTGAGCATCGCCATGATGTCCGAGCCCATGCCTTCGCCTCGAGCAGCGTCAGGAACCTCGATGCGGGAAAGGGTGGCGATCCGGCCGTTGTCCGTGAGGGTCAGTTGGACATCCGGATACTTGGCCGTCACCGCGGCGGACAGGCGTTGCGAGAACTCGCCAGCCGGCCGAAGGCTCGACTGATCGAAACGCAGGGCAGGGGCGTCGACTTGGCGGAGGCGCGGACCCACCGCTTCAGCGAGCGCCGCTCGCGTCAGGTGCTCCAGCCGCAGAGTGATCGGATCTTGCTTGCGCTCCGAGAGCGCGCGCGCCGCCGCAGCGTAGCCCTCGACGGCTTCGTTGAGCGATTGACCGTTGCCGACCCGCTCACTGATCGCGCGCAGGGCAGAGGCCAGGGCAGGGCCAGCGTTCGCCTCGCCGACGCGCACCGCCTCATCAGGGTCAATGCCGCCGATGTCCGCCGCGAGATGCGCCAGCTCGCCCAGGTTGGGGGCCAGCGAGACAGCGAGCGCCTGTTGCTCAGCATCGGTGGCCGCGCTCACGTCCGCGGCAGAGCGGTCATCGAGGCGCACGTCAGGGCGCATGACCGTAGCCTCGCCCGAGAACTCATCAAGCAGGCCGGGCGAACCGTTGGCCGCCGCTTGGTAGAGGATGCGCGGATCGCTCCCGTCGTAGGTTCCACGGTTGAACGTCGACTTCACCTGTTCGGGGAAGAAGGCTTGCGCCTCGACCTCGCCATCAGGGTAGCGGACGACGATGCCGTCATAGCCCTTCGCGATCAGCTCGCGACGGTCGAAGCCCCGGTCAGTGTAGCGCTCAAGCGCCTCGCGGTCGGCAGGATCGACTTCGAGCGGGTTCTTCAGGGCCAGGTGCACCGGCATGAGCCGGGCGCCGACGGGCTGGGTCTCGTCCATCGACTGCGGCACAGCCGCCGCCGCTCGGACGTTCGCGTATTCCTCTGCGTAATCGGCGGCCGACGTGAAGTATGCGCCGTCACCTTCCGCGATGCTGAAAGCGTCAAAGTCGCGGCTCGTGCCGTGATACATCACGAGCGGCCGACCACGCGCATCGACGACCTTGCTACCCGCGAACCACCGCTCGAAGGCTTGCGCCTTGGCATGGGGCGGCGCTTCCACTATCTTCAGGTCGGTCGCACCCGCGTCTCTGACGTATCGGCGGATGGTCGCTGCAAGGCGAATGGCATTAGTCGGGGTGCGACTCTTCCACATCGACAGCGACGCAAGCTCCCGACGGCCCGTGCGGACCTCCGCCAAGAAGACTGTCGTGCCGTTGCCGATGTCCTTCCCGAAGACGACGATGTCTTGATTGCGCTTCGTTTTCGCGCCGAGGACGACCCGGTCAGGCGCGGCGACGATGTCAGGGATGGCGTGGAAGTCTGCAGGCGTCACGGCCTCCTGACCACGCTTCTCCTCGCTCTTCGCATTGCCGTGGCCCGCCTTGATGTGGCGGACAGCCGGGGTGTCGATAGAGGCGTGATAGCCCTCCAGCTCGACACCGGCTTCACGCGCTGCCTCGACTAGCCAGCCGGGAACGGGCCCAAGGGTGGCCTTGGCGTAGCTGTGCCCCGGCTGGTCTGCCGCCTCTAGCACGGCCTCAATCTGCTCCGGAGAGGGCTCATCCGGGCCGAGCGCCGTGTGCTCCGCGGGGATGGTGAGCAGCTCGCCGACGCGGTCGCGCTGCAGCCGGAGGCGCACCACCGCCTCCGCCCGCGGCACGTCGCGGGTGTAGTCGCCGGGAAGGTCGCCGCGCTGGGCTTCCGTCATCTTGCGACGAGCCTGCGTGTTGCGCGCCTCGATCTCCCCAGCGGAGCGATGATAGACGTTCCGCGCCGCGGTCATCTCGACCATCTCGCGCTCGCCGTCGAAGCCCAGGTCTTCCAGGCGGGCGATTTCCTCCTGCAGCGCGTCCGCATAGGTCGACTCGCGCATTGCTGAGACGCTCGACGGAGCGCCGAGCGCAAAGCCCTCGTCCGACTGAATGACGTGCTGGATCTCGTGGAGGAGCGAAGACAGCGCCTTCTCGCGGTCGCCGCTCTCGACGAGGCGCTTGGCCAGGGCGATCTCACCATCACCCCAAGCGGCGTGCGTCCCGCGCGACTTAAAGGCCATCACCCGGATCGGGTAGGCCCGGAGCTTGGGATAGGCGGCGAACAGGCGGTCATGCGAGATGACTTCGCCGAGATGGACCGTCCCCTTGGGCCCGTCATCGCCGGCTCGCCTCTCCAGCTCCGCCCAGCCGTCTTCCCGCAGCGCGGCATCTTCGTCCGTGATCTCATAGCGCCATTGGCCGTCGTCGCCCCGGCGCCAGCCGGTGAAGTCTTCGATGATGCCGGGTAGCTCCCCGGCCGCTTCCATCTCCTCCGCGCGCGCCAGCTTCGCCCGATCGGCGGTGAACGAGCGACGGCCGGCGAACTGCTCAAACGACCGGCCCTCCGGCTGATCGCTGTATGCCTGGATCGCCTGCTTGATCTCCTCGTTAGAGGCGCGGTCAGGGTCGATGCCCAGCGTGGCGAGCAGCTCGTCGAGCTGATCCACGGCTTGCGCCACTTCCGCCCGGCGCTCATCCGTCGGCACGGCGAACCGCGCCGATCCGCGCAGCTCGCCCTCGATCGCTTCAAGCAGCTCAGGGCCCGACGGGTTTTCAACGGCCTCGGGGAAGTAGCCGGCCTCCCACGCGGCCACCGCCATATCGCCCATCGTTCGGCCGTCCTGCCGAACGATCTTGCGACGGCCGGGCTTGCCCTTGTGCCACTTGTCAGCGTCCCGCGCGGCCAGCTCACCGCCCTCGTCGTTGATGCCCCCTTGCCGCGCAATGAACTCGAGAAGCGACGGGCCGCGCTTCTGATCCGGCCGGCGACCGGCGCGGAGCGCATCGACGATCACGTCGAGCCGGTCGACGCGGCGACGCAGCTGCTCAGGAACGGCCTGTTTGATGACGAGGCCGGTGCGCTGATAGGCGTCCCATGCATCCACACCCAACCGGGCGCCGCGGGTCTCGTAGCGCGCCGCCAGGACAGCGGCATAGCGCTTGGCGACGTCGATGGTGAACCCCGCTTCGCGGGCTTGGCGGAACAGGTCGCGATAAACCCGAGTGGAGGGGCCCTCCGCCGCCTCCTCGTCCTGGGCCTGCCGAAGCAGCCGCTCGCCCTCTTCCGCGATCAGCGCGCTCTTCTCCTCCTCGAACGCGCGTGCTTCGGCGACGCTCATATCGTCGATGCCGAACCGCACATGATCGGCGAAGGCTTCATGCGCTTCGCTCGTGGCTACCCGCGCCAGGTATGTGCCCGCTGGCATGACTACGTCAGCGTCCGCGGTCAGGGCAGGCTCAAGCTGATCTTCGATGCCCCAGAACTCGATAAGCTCCTGTTGCCGGTCCTCCGGAAGATCCTGGAGGAACGTGCGCACCGCCGATGCCGGGACGAACACCTCGCCCCCATCAGCAATCGTGTTCATCAGCTGTTCGAGCCGCTCCGGCGCGCGCTTGACCAAGGGGGAGCTCGACACCTGCTCAGCGACGTCGCGGAGCGCATCGGCCTTGGCCTGGGCCTCGCCAGCCATCGCAGACCGCGCCGCGAAGGTGCGCCCCGGAACCGCAGCCAGGATCACCGCGCGAAGGATGCCGCCAGCACCACCACCGGCGAGGCCCTCATCCACCACGCCCTGCAGGATCGGAGCATCAGGATTGAGCAGGGCGCGCTCAATCAGATTGGAGGCGACGGCCTGGGTTGCCTCCGTCGTGCCCTCCACGGTCGCGGCAATGGCGACATCCTGCACGGCCCGGAGCAGTTGACGGCGGCCAGCCGGAGGGACGCGATCAAGGAGGCGGCCGATGCCGAGCCGCTCCAGGATGGCGTTTGACGTGGCGTTCACCACCATCGCCGCGTCGGCTTCCGCCGTGTTGCCCATCCCGACCGCTTCGGCGCGGTCAGCCATATCTTCCGCACCCTGCCCGGCCATCATGGCTCCGGCGGTTGGAGCCCCCATGCCCTTTGTCATGGCGACCTGCACGAGCACCTGACCCAAGGCGCTGTTGATGTCGGTCCAGAGGTTGCGCTCTTCAGGAGAGGGCCCGATGCGTTGGGCCGAGGCTTCGACCGCCTCGCCCGCTTCGTCCGCGGCCCGGAACAGAGTCGGCAGATTGGCCACCGCGTTCCAGAGCGCATCGAATACCTGATCGCCCTTCTTGATCCTGATGCCGAAAAAGTCGTGCTCCGCCTCCGGCTGATTGCCCTGCCACGGGCCGATAGAGCGGATGCCGAAGTCGCTACCGGGGCGGATGGGGTTCAGCCCACGCGCCCGGCGCTGCGTCCGGTCGAGCGCCTGCCCCAGCTCGCCAATACCGCCGACGCCCTGACCCACCGAACCCACGGCGCCGGAGATGAACGCGCGATCCGCAGGAGCCTTGAAGATGTCGCGGATACCGCGCTCAAGCTGCGTGAGCGGCGTAACCTGATCTTGCGCCACCGCGGCGTTGTCCGGATCGCCCAGCCATGAGCGGGTGCGCGGAGCGCTGGAAAGCGCCGCGGCCGCCTCCTCTTGCGCAAGGATGCGCTGAACGGCCGGCGTCTCGCGCAGCACCGTTTCCATCGGCAAGCCGAGCTGATGGCCAGCCCGGATTGCGAACGCCGCTTTCTCCGGATCGGTCAGACTCCGGGCATTACCGAGGTTCAGGGCGGCTTCTTGCGTCTCGATGCGGTCGAGTTCGTCCAGAGGGTCAAATTGCGGCATCAGTAGATCCCGCGGGCGCGTGCCCGCCTCCAGAGTTCACCAAGTTCGCGAGGATTGGGGTCGCGGCCCTCACGCCGGCGGAAGCTGTCGCGCAGCTCCTTCTCCGCCTTGTCAGGCACGTCGTAGTTGAAGCGCGCGCCGGTCGGCACCTCGAAGCGGCGGGCGGGCTTGTCGCCACCGAGGAAGCCAGCGTCGCGAATTTTCACATCGAGGAGCAGGGTATCGGCGAAGCGCAGCCAGTCTTCGTCCGACGGAGGTTTGCCACTGAGGCGGCGGTGTTCCGCTCCGGTAGCCATCAGCTGGCGGAAGAACAGCGCCTTGGCGTCGCCTTTTACGTCCTTCGGGAGCACCCTGCTCGCCGCCCGGTTCGCCGCCTCGATGCTCAGCTGGGAGTCGGAGCGCTCCTTTGATGTTCCGGCACCGCTGATCGCTTCGCGGCGCCAGCCCAGCACCTGCTCAAAGTCCCCCGGCGTGAGGCTGTTGACGTAGGTGGACGGATCAAGCTTCGCGAACGCCGCCGGAGACGAGGCGAAGAGGTCCGATAGGTAGAGCAATTTCGCCGGATCGGTGACGCGAGCCTTGCCAGCAGCGTCTTCCTTCGCCCGGCTGACGAAGAAGCGGTCGAGCTGGGTGAGCTGCGTGGGCGAGAGGCCCCGACGGATAGACGCGGGGATTTCGTTAATGGAGCGCGCGGTCGAGCCTTCGAGAAGGAACGGCTGCACGTCGTCCCAGGCTTTGCGCTCGCGCTCAGTCTTCACCGCCTCTTGGCGGCCAAGCACGGCCAGCCCTTGGGACAAGAACGCCTGATAGCGGATGGGATCGCCAGCGGCCGCCACGCGGGCCGCCCGGTCGACGGACTCGAACGTCAGCTCACCCGGAGCGCGGGCGGTGCGCACGGCGTCATCGGTCGCTGGAGCGCCAGGCACACGGGCCTTCTCCGGATCGAGGCGCTTGCCGTTGAAGAAGACTTCGTAGTGCAGGTGAGGGCCCGTCGACTTGCCGGTCGAGCCAACAGCGCCGAGGGGGCGGTCGCCGGTGACACGGTCTCCCACCTTCACGTTGATCGCGTCGAGATGGCTGTAGGTCGTTTCCCAGCCGTTGGCGTGGCGCACGCGGACCTGATTGCCATAGCCGCCCGCCCTACCTGCGAAGATGACTTCGCCGTCCGCGGACGCCACGACTGGCGCTCCCCTCTCAGCAACGTAGTCGGTCCCCCAGTGCATTTTCCGGGTGCCGTCGATGGGATGGTCTCGCAACCCAAACCTGGAGGAAATGCGGCTGGCCTCGACAGGCGGCCTGAAGGCCGGCGTTGTTGTGTCGCTTTCGCCCCGCCCCGTCGGCTCCGGCATATCCGGATCCTCGAACACTCCAGACGTGAGGCTCATCGCGAAGGTCGCGGTGTCCAGCTTTAGCTTGGCGTCCTTCACCTGGGCGCCGAGCACTGCGCGGTCGCCCGGCTGCAGCTTCCCGCCCCAGCGATCGAGCGCCGCCTCTGCGTCGCCGGCGCGGGTGTCGTCCGCAAGGATGTTCTGGATGATGCCCTTATAGACGTTCGCTTCGGCCGTCTGGAAACGAGCGGTGACGAACTCGACGCCCAGGCCCTTCCGGTCAGCGAAGTCCTCCAGCTCGCCCCGAAGCGCCAGCATCTTCACTTCGCGCTCGTCGTCGTCCACCGCCTCCTGCGCTTCGCGGGTGAGCAGGGTCATCCGCTCGTTGGACATCGTGTCCTTGTAGCGGTCTTCCTCCTGAACGACGTGCGCGTCGATCAGCTCGAACTCTCGTTGCCGACGAGCCTGCAGAACCTGTGAGATCATCTGCCGGCGCTGAGGCGTCATGTCGCCGTCGAGCGCCTTCTTGTAGATGTCCTCCAGCTGCTTCCGTGTCGCCTCGGCCGCTGTGACCGCGTCCAGCCCCTGAAGACGGAGAAGCCCCTTCTCGCCCTTCAGGACTTCGCGAGAGGCGTTCGCCGCTTCGATCTCAGCCTGCCGCGTGGCGGCCTCGTCGAGCTCGTCTTGACGCTTGGCTGCAGCTGCCGCGGCATCCTGGAAGCCTTGCGCCAGCCGCTGGCCAGAGCGCGCGATGCCAAGGCCGAACGCTTCGGGCGTGGCCACGTCCGCCTGCTTCACGTCAGCGATGGGCCGAAGCTGAACCTGCTGGCCACCGTATTCAGGAACGCGCATCTCAGACCCCCGGAGTGCCGAAGGAGAACCCGCCCACGGTCGACGGCGAGGATGTCTTTGGGGTCCAACTCGCGCCCGACCCGCCCATCCACGTCGGTTTGCCGTAGGTGCTCATCGTGGAGCCCACCTGGGAGGCGCTGCTCAGCACCGTCGCCGCCGTGTCCAGAGCGGTCGAGATCAGTGCGTTCCTGCTCGCCGCCTTGGAGGCGGCCGCCTTGGCGCGGTAGTTCTGCGCCGAGATGCGATAGCCCTGCGCTTCCCGCTCGTGGTTCTCGCGGATGGTTGCCTGATCGGCGAGCCCCATGACCGTCGTGTCCCCGGCGACATCCAGAGCGGAGCCGAAGCCCAGGTCCAGCCCTTCGGCCGCGAAGGCGGCCTGCTGCTCGGAGCGAAGAGCGGCGACCTTCCGGGCGTGGTTGAGCTGCTCCTGCTTGCCGCGCTCGATCGCATCTTCCGCCTGCCTGTCGGCATAGAGCGCGTTGTTCTTCGCGACGCCGGCCTCATACTTGTGCATCTGCGATTGCTGGATGCCGGAGAAGACGGTCGAGATAGTCGACACGGCTGCGGCCGCGATCATCAGGGTTGTCGGCTCACACATGTTGGAAGCCCTTATGGAAGCGGTGCATCGGCTCGCCGCCGATGACGGTTTGCTCAGCGTCGATGGTGAAGCCCAGGCGGCGCAGCCAGCGGCCGGACTCGTGGTTGTCGGCGGAGATCCAGTTCTCCAGCTTGGGGAACATGCGCTCGATACGGGCCAGCCATTCCGGGGCGTGCTGCACGATGGCGCGGTAAGGCACGGCGTCCGTCTGCAGCATCCACGGCACGCCCAGGCGATCCATCAGGCTCTTCGGCGTCACGCCGAACATCGCCTCGACAGAGCCGTCGACGAGGCCGGTCCACGCGTCGCCCCCGGAGAGCAGCGCTAGCTCAAGGGCCTCTTGCGGCGTCCGCCCCCAAGCAGCGCACTCGCGGCAATCGACAGCGCGCAACCGGGGCGCCAGCGCGGGGATGTCTTCAGGCTGAGCCGGGCGCACTTCGATCATGGCGCCGTCAGATCGTAGGAGATCCCGGTCAGGATCATCGGCAGGGGCATCTTCTGCCGCACGACGACAGACGCAGAGCGCCAGTCGGTCCCACCAAGCGTTACATGGAGGTCGCCGGTGACGGGGCCCGTCACCGCTCCGTTGCCGATGTTCGTGTCCAGCTTCGGCGGCCGGAAGCCGTGGCACTCCCCGTCGCTCGTCTCCTGGGCGCCGGGCGCGGGGTTGCGGCCGGGGCCGACCTCGAGCCCCCATGTGTCGATCACGGAGAGCACCGCCTTCGTCACCTGCTGGGACTTCCCCTTCTGTGACCCGTCCCGCCCTTGGATCGGCGGCGGCAAGGTCCGGATCCACGCCTCATAGGGCAGGCCGACGTGAACCTTGGAGGCCGCTTGGGGCAGGGTGATCTTCCCACCGCTCACCACGAGACCGAGCCGGGGGATGCCGTCGGCGAGCGCGTTTACAGTGCGGCCCTCAAGGTGCTCCATGCCGCGGATGACAGTGGCCGGCGTGCCCGAGTAGCTACGCGAGCAGTCCAGATGCACCGCGTCAGCCACGCTCGCCCAGGTGGGCGAGGCGATCCGCTCAATGAAGCGAACCTGCTGCGCCTGAACCGTGCGGCGGACGACGAAGTAGGTCACGCTCTCGCCGTTCTCGGTGACGGTGCAGGCGTCCTCTACAACCCCGTCGGTCTGGCACAGGCTCCAGCCCCAGACGTCCTGCTCACGTTGCCAGGTGAGCGCCGGCACCTTGCCGTCCGAGCGGACCACCCAGAGCGTCTGCGTCGGATAATCCGCCCACGAAAGGGCGTTGACGGTGAGGCCGCGGAACAGGTGCGGGGCGAAGACGGTGATGTCGTTGCCCGTGTAGCCGTCATCCTGGAAGGAGTAGTTCAGCGTCCGGATCGCACCCCCGAGCGCCGTGTTGAAGAAGGCCATGTTGTCGACGATGGCCGGGCGCACACGCGACGAGCCGCGCATCCCGCTCGGCTCGATCTCGACGTTTGTCGCGGTGAACGGTTCGCCGGAGATGGCGAAGATGTTGTCCGACGTGAGCACGATGAGCTTGCTCAGCGGAACGAGATGCTGAATGGCGTTCACCTGCCTCGCCACGAGGTTCATCGTGACGGCGTCGGTCGCGCGCAGCGGCTGTGAGACGTTCAGGTTCTCGAAATCGCCCGACTGCGAGAAATACATCCCGTTCGGCTTGTTCTTCGTCCGCGCCCAGACGGTGCGCTGCTGAAAGAAAGAGACGCGGGCCGGCTTGTCATACGCCCCGTTGAACGGCTCTCGGTTTTCGGGAGGCGAGAGGCTCAGGTCGGGGATGTAGTTGCGATCCGTGAACGTCGTGTCGGTCGCGGCTCCGATGAAGCCGAAGACGCCGTTCTCGCTCCGATAGATGTTGTAGCGGGAGGCGCCCGTGACCGCGTCCCACTCGACGATGTTGATGTTCCCGGCGCTGAGCTCCAGGTCGTTCTCGATCGTGACCGAGGCCGACTGCAGCGACTCCTGCCCCGTGTCGCCGTTAACGGCGGTGACGACATAGGTGAACGGCCGGCCGCGGTAGTTCTCGCCGGTGTTCGTCGCCTCGCGGCTGATCGAGACGCCTTGCGGAATGGCGGTCGTAGCCCCGAAGTCGATGACGGACAGTATCCAGGACGCGTGATCATACCGCGAGAGCTTGCGGGGCGGGTGATCCACATGCGTCAGATACATGACGTCGGCGCTCTGCTCGAACCCGAGGTCGAACAGCTGATCCTCTGTGTAGGGCGTCGGCAGGGTGTAGATGCGGGCGGCAGGCATCAGTTCACCTGCCCATCGTCGTTGCCGCCTGGGATCAGCGGGCCGCCGGTGATGACCTCGCCCGTGTCGGGGTCGTTGTCCTCGTAGGGCGGCGGCGGCGGCGGGTCTTCCGGGTCCGGTGGAGGCGGTGGCGCGACATCGCAGGCGTTCACACCACCGACGTCACCGGTGAAGGTGCTGAATGTCGTGGTGTTGATGTCGACCTTGACGCGATCGGCGTCGACCACTTCGAGCACACGGCCGATGCGCCCGTTAATCTGGGTCATCCCTGTCACGCCAGAGAAGTAGATGTCATCTCCGACTGCGTAGGCGTGGCAGGGAACCTCAACGACGGCCTGCGCCGCCTTCGTGATGCCCGCGATGGTCTGCTGGCGCTCGGTGACATAGCCGCCATCCACGATGAAGCGGAGGCTTTGGTGGCCAAACTCCAGGACGTAGGACTGGCTTATCGAGAACTGGAACGGCAGCGCACGAACGCGCTTGCTGCTGTCTCTCGCCCTGCCGACGAAGCGGAAGCCGGGCCGCGCATACACGCCGCCCGTGACCATGCTCAGCACGTTGCGAGCCCGACGGAGCGCCGTGCCATACTTGGCCGTGTCCATGCGGGCGACGAGAGCTTCGCCGATCTCACCGCCTGCGAACGTGGGTGCGTCGATCCTCACAGCCCGCGCGCCCTCACGACATCCGGGATGAAGTCGCCGTAGGTCTGCGGCCGGCGGTTGGCGTCCGCGGCGATGGAGCGCTGCGTCTCCATCTCCGCTTGCTGCATCAGAAACTGCTTCAGCCGCACGTCATCCTTGATGGGCATGACAATCCGAGCGGCCAGGGTCAGCACGAAGGCGCGCGTGAATAGTGCGGAGAAGACGTTCGCGGAGGCGTCGTTCTCGACATACTCCAGCACAGCGCCCGGCGCAGACGTGTAGAGTGTGCTCCCGGCGTAGTCGTAGGCCCAACCACCGTCCCACGCTCCTACCGCCGAGTTGCCCACGAGCGTCTGACCGGCAAGCGGCACATAGCTCCCAGCGGGGCTCTCAGGGCCGCGGAGCACCTTGATAGGGAGCGCCAGGTCGGCAGGGAGGGTGAAGGCTCCCGCCCAGGTCTCCTGCCGATCGTTCGAGGATGCCGGGACCAGCTCGGCGCGCTTGCGAGCAAAGCCCCACTGATGGCGCTCGAGCAGCTCGCCCAAGACCGCCGCATGGTGGCGACTGCACGCGTCCGCTTGCTCGCTATTCTCAACGAGGGACGAGATCGTGCCCGCCCGGATCTCGTCGAGCGCCATGTTGCAGATTTGGAGCGTGGTGTAAGGCAAGGTGGATCATCCCGAGCTTGACCCCCGAGATGATCCGATACTTCGCTCGCGACGCCAGCGCCTTGCAGCGCTTGGCTTAGAAGTGGCGCTTGCCCCGGATCAGGATGCGGCCCGAGGCGGCGATGTTGCCAGCCGAGGGCGTGAACCTGATGCAGTCGTGCGCCTCCGCAGCCGTGTCGTAACGGCCCTGCCGGAAGTAGGTCGTGGACGACGCCTCCAAGCCCGCTGAAGCCCGCATACGGGTCTTCTTGTCGGCCTGGTTGAAATCGGTGATGAACGCCGTGCCCCAGAGCTTGTTCGTGCTGGCGTGCGTGCCGCTCAGGTTGAACGCGTCCGTGAGCGCTGAACCAGCCATGACATAGCCGGACGTCCGATAAACGCCCCCGGCGCCCAGCTCGATCTTGATGAGCCGGCTCGTGACGGCGTCATCATGGGTGATGCCCTCGAACTCGACGATCAGCTCGCGGAACTGCCCCAGGTCGGTCACGGCGTAGCTCGCTGCCGCGCCATCTGCAGCGAAGTCCTTGGTGACAAGGATCTCACCATCGAGGTAACGGCCCGACTGCCTGGGCGACCGGCTGGGCACGGGCTCGCTGGCGTGCGAGCCCGCAGCCGTCACCTGAACAGGAGCGCCGACATCGAGGTCGCCGCGGGGGACCGCCCGGAAGGCGTGGGTGAACTCGCGATCCGACTGCACCTGAAGCCGCCAGGAGCTGACCGTGAAATTGGTGCCCACCGGCGCAGGGATGTCCGCCTCGCCGGGCTGCTCATAGCTGATGCTGTCCGCGGTGACGGAGATGAGGCGGAAGCCGCCGCGCGCGCTCGACTCGACCGTGCTGCCGGCCACCGTGACAGCCTCGCCCCTCACAAACGGATGGCCGACCATCGCGCCGCCCTGAATGGTCGTCACGCCGTTCTTGCGCGTGATGTGCGCGCCGATGACGTTCACCGACCGCTGATGGCTTGCGTAGGTGATGAAGCCGACAGCGTCTCCGGTCTTCCGGGCGAGCGTGGTGTTGTGCTCGAAGCGGGCCAGCGGCCCCATCGTCGCGACGCGGGGCCTGACCGGATAGTCCAGCGGAGAGAACGGGTCGACATCGAGCTCGATGTTCGCCTCGTGAATCGTTCGCCCCTGGATGGTCAGCAGGCCGGCGCCGACCAGGAGGGGAAGCTCGATGCGGCCGCCATACTGACCAACGCTGAAGGTGCGGCCAGGATCGCGCAGATCGGACGTGCTCGACGAGTAGAGGCCGCCTCCGTTGACGCGGGTGTCCACCAGTGGCGTGACCGTGTTGTTCCGGAACGTCGGTTCATTCCAGACAAAGCCGCCCGACCGCCAGTCGATGGCGTTGTAGCAGGTGCTGATGACCGTCCCAGGCCGCGCGTCGTCGCGGCGGCCGGCGTTGGTGAGCCGGCCTTGAACAACGAACTCGCCGCGGGTGAAGTGGGAGAAGCGGCTGTTCAGGGTGGAGACTTCCGCGCCATCCACGCGCACGCCTTCCGTGCCCACCGAGAAGAAGCCCTGATCGAGCGTCCACTCACAGCCGGGCCCGGCATAGCAGAGGATCTTCTTGGCCAGGCCGACGCAGTCCCGCGTCGACTGCCAGTGGGCGCCATACTGCATGACGACCGCCTCGACGGCGCCATAGACCCCAGGCGAGATGTTGGCGCGGTTCGAGCGGAGCTTGGACCTGTCGTCGCCGCGGATGGCCCGCTCGCCGGATGAGCCAAGGACGCCCGCATAGTCTCGAAGCTCGATCTCGCCGCCCTTCTTGATGCCGAGGAGGCAGCCCAGCTCCTGGCCAGGGTTGTAAAGCTCGAGGCCGATGTTTTCGAGGATGACGCGGCCACCATACCAGGCGCCGAACGCGCACTCCGTCGTGAGGCCGTTCATACCGCCCAGATGGACGATGCTGAACGGATAGACCACGACCTTGTTGGCGTTGCGGTCGTCATCGTTCTCGCCGGCCGCTTCGTCAGCGATGAGGTTGATGACGGCCGGGAGTTGATAGAGAGGCGTTTCATCATCCGACGACACAGCCGTCGGATCGAGACGCTTCATCCAGATCTTGAAGCCGAAGGTGCGGCGGCCGGGCGAGATGCTCTCGATGCGGACGATGCCGTTGAATGCTTCGGCGTCGATGTTGTCGACGCCATCGCCCTGGAAATTCTGCAGGCCGACGCTGCAGCCGACGACGACGCCAGCATCGAGCGGGTCCCCCGCCGGATCGAGGTCGCACTCGATGTTCCACAGCCCGAAATCCGGGTCGCTTGAGGTCGCCGCCGGGTTGGCCTTGGCGCACCGCACCTGCACGGCCTGGAGGAAGGTCGGAGAGTCGCCGCCCGAGATGAAGAGCGCATCCTTGCCGCCGTAGCGGATGTAGGGCTCGCGATCACCGACCACCGAGGGGTTACGCATGAGCGGCGGCTGGATGGTGATGAGCTTGGACGCGCCCTCCGGAAGCCGCGGCACGACCTTGATGCGGTTGTCCGCCCGGCACTCGCCGATGAAGTCCCAAGCCCCACGGAAGGCGGCCCACCGCTCTTCCGCCGTGGCGTTCGGATCGACGTCGACGAAGAGCCGGAGGTCAGTCTTATCAGGACGCGGCCAGCTTGCCGCATCGGCCAGGGTCAGGCCCTTCGAGAGCCCGTCATAGCGGATCGGCTTGCCCTCACGGCGGGCGCGCTCCAAGGCCGCCTCGTTCTGTTCGCGGGTCCGGTTGGGACCGCCACCGAACAGCTCGATCGGATAAACGCCTTGCTTCAGGCTCGCTTGGAACAGCTTAGGCATAGTAGGCCACGCTGACCACCGTGCCGACGCCGGCCGGGGTTTCGATCAGGCGGATGGCGGTCAGGTCCGCGTCGTAGTCGAGGCCCATGCCCAACTCGACGAGCAGGCCGACGTCCTCGGTCGGATCGGCCGCACCGTCATCGCGCCAGCGGAAGCCGCCGTTCTCCGGCTGGATCATGGCGCGGCGCGCGCCCTCCGGGACGGTGAGGCCCACCGCCGCCGACAGGTCCGTGATGCGCTGGAAGCCCGCAGGCTGGTTGGCGTTGACGGGCGTGCCGTTCGTGCCGGTCTGGATGGTAGCCAGGGCGGGGTTCTGGCGAGCGTTCCCGTCAGGGTCGCGAGTTTCGATGTCGAAGCCCGCAAGGGGGCTGTTGGCCGATAGAGCGCGGGCTACCACGAGCGCCTCCTCTTGAGCACGTCTCCCGACGTTCCCTGTTCAGTCGATCGGCGGGGGCCCGGAGACCCCCGCCGCAGTCTTAGGCTTGGTCGCGCTCGGCCTGCGAAAGCAGGGTCTGCAGCTCGCCCTTGGTGGCGCCCGACGGATACTCGACGCCGCGACGGTCCAGCTCGGCCGCGATCTCGGCCTTCGTCATGGAGCCTCCGGCATCGCCGCTCTTGTCCAGGTCGAGCGGGCCGCCGTCCGCCACAGGGGCGTTGCCGAAGCCCGCCTGATCCGCAGCGCCGGGGGCCACGGCGCGCTGAACGCCGCCCGGCTGATCGGCAGAGGCCGGCAGAACGAACGCGCCACCAGAGGCTTGCTCGCCGCCAGGCGGGGCGCCTTGCGGGCGGGTCGTGCCGGGCGAGCGAACGGTCGTGTCGGCGATCTCGACGGGGATGGCGCCGGTGTTGTTCGGGGTCGGGTCAGCGACGTTGGAGCCGAACACGACAGCCGCCTTGCCTTCCTTCTCGCGGCGCGCGGCGAGCGCGGCCTCGAGTTGCTCGACGGTCATGTTGCCGATGGGCGTGGAAGGAGCGGGGGCCACGCTGATGTTGCCCTTGGCATCGACGTCGACCAGCTCGCCGGGGTAGCGGAGAGCGCCGCCGATGAAGGTCTTTTTGGTGAGGACTTTCTGGGTCACGAGACCCTCCTTGATGGGGTGTCAGGACGCAGGCGTCAGCCGCCCCGAAGGGCGGCCTCTGCCTTAGAAGTGGGTGTGGTAGGCGGGGCGGTTGTCGAGCGCCGACTCCGTGTCGGAGACCAGGCCGGCGGTGAACTTGCCCGCCGTCAGCGGCCCCGTGGCTACCGTGTAGCGGAAGCCCAGGTAGGGCTTCGTGGTCGTCGGGACCGAGACGTCGAGCACGCGGGTCCCGTCGGGAAGGGCCGCCTTGCCCAGCGCGCCGGTGGAGGCGAGCACGCGGACGTTGGAGGTCAGGGCGCCGTCGTCAGCCTCGATCAGCTCGATGTTGACGGTGGCGGCGCCGGCTGCAGCAACGGTCTCCGTGACCTGGGCGAAGGCGCGCAGGGCTCGCCCGCGGCCGAGGTCTCGGGCGCCGATCAGGAGGGAGTCGGTGGAGACGGCCGTGGCGGTGACGGCCTGTTCCAGAGAGGCGAGGTTTTCGCGGTCGGTATACATTTCGCTTGTCCCTTCAGGGGTTCATGGCCGGTCGATTAGACGACGCGATCTTCGTCGACGTTCAGAGCATCGGCGCGGCGCACCGGCGTCTCGCCGAACATCGTGACCTGCTTGCCGCCGATCTGGCCCCAGTTCATGTAGGCCGACTTCTGGGTCACCAGCTGGCGGCGCAGCATCGAGCTGACCTGACCGGGGACGTAGAAGGCGGCGTTCACGCCCTGGAGGCTTTTGATCTTGTCTTCCGCCTGGATCATCAGATCCTGGATGTCGGCGCCGGTGGATGCGTCCTTCGACAGGAGAGACACGTCGATGTTGGCGATGCGGACGACGAAGCGCGGGTCTTCGACCGACAGGCCCAGCCGCCAAATCCAGCGGTCCTTGTAGGCCATGTAGGTGTTGCCGTCCTCGTCAGCGACCTCGTCGCCGATGGGGAAGCCGTCTTCGCCGATCGCCTTGTTGGCGGTCGCGTCGAAGTGGTTCAGGCCGCCGGTCGTGCCCTTCGGGTAGATCAGCGAGACCTTCTCCGGGTGCCAGCCGATGAGCCAGATGGAGCGGTTGTCCGTGCCCGTGCCGCCGCCGTCGATCACCTGGGAATTGGCCAGCTCGTTGAAGCGCGGCGCCAACCCGGTGAACTCCGTGTCGTTGAAATTGCTGTTGCCGTAGAAGATCGTTTCCGCGGCCTCGTCGTTCATCGACTCGATGAAGGGACGGCCTTGCGCCCAGCGATACTCCGCCGGGTTGCCCGACAGGATCGCCAGCTCACGGTCCACCTGGTGGCGGCCCTCCAGCAGCGCCGAGGCTTCGTCGACTTGCGAAGACGTGCCCTTGCTGCTCGGGACGCCTTGGTTCAGGCGGCGCCAGCCGACGGTCGGCTTGCTGGTGCGAACCGTGATGCGGTTGCCGGTGACGAGGTTGCCCTCCTTCACCGCGGCGTCTTCGAGCATCGGGTTGTCCTGGGTCAGGATCTCCGCGATGTCCGCCTGCGTCCCGTTGGGGTTCAGGCCGGTGACCACGTCAGTCAGCGTGGGGATAGTGGCGTTGCGAACGGCCATCTGAAAAAGGCTCCATCTAAGGGCTCGGGCGTCATCGCGACGCTCGTAGGGGGAAGTCTAAGCGCTACTCCTTGGGGGAAAACGCGGGGTCGTAGGCCCGTTGACCGGGGGTCTTCTTCTCCACCGCAGCGGTGGTGGAGCGGTGGAACGTGCCTTCGCCGATCGCCCGACCGCCCCTCACGAAGAGGCGGATGAACTCGGGGTGATTGCCGAGGCCCGTTTCGTCGAGAACAGCCGTGAGCTCGGGCGTGCCGAACTCGTCGCGGAAGCGAGCCGCGTGCGTCATGTTCTCAGCGAACTTGTCTTGCGTGCCGCCAAGCTCCGGGTCCGCGCGGGCTTCATCAGCCCAACGGCCGCGCGTCTCGACGATTTGCTGCGTGAACTCCGCCTGCCGGGCGGCCGTGGCGCGCTCCACCATGCCGGCGATGACCGGAGCGAACTTGTTGATGGTGTCCTGCGCCTTCTCGGTCGTGTCCACGCCGAGGGCCGCCAGGATCGGCGCGGCATCCTTCAGAGCGGCCTGATCGAGCGCCTCGAAGCCTTCAGGCGGGGCGAGGCTGGCCACGTCGAACTTGACCTCGACAGCCGCAGCCTCGCCCTCGCCTTCAGCGCCCCCTTCGCCCCCAGCGTCAGCGGCCTTGCCGCCTTCGCCCAGGAGGGAAGCCTTGGCGAGCGGATCATCCTGCCCGCTCGCGCCATCGCCTTGTCCTTCGCCTTGGGCGCCGGCGTCTCCGCCTGCTCCCTTGTCGCCGCCTTCAGCACCGCCGGCCGCGCCTTGCGCACCACCGTCCGCAGCGCCTTCACCCGCACCGCCAGCACCGGCACCATCACCGCCTTCGTGGCCATCGGGGGCGCGCATGAAGCGGCCCGCCGCACGTTCGGCAGGGGTCATGCGGCCGAGCAGCGCGGTCGCGCTGGCGGAGTCGAGCAGAGAGGGGGCTTTACGGGTGTTCACGGTCGTCATCAGTTTCTCCTGGATGTGGGGCCACAGCCGCTCGCTTGACGTCTTCCGCCAGCAAATCCCCTTCCTGTTCCAGGATCGCGAGGACGCTAGGCTCAGCGTGCTTGAGCATGTGCAGCACTTCCAACCCCAGGGACTGACGACCCACGTTGATCGTGGTCTCGTGCGACGTCCCGGCAGTCGCAGGGTAAAAGATGCGGGCTTCGCTCAGGATAGTCCACACGAAACGGCGGAAGGCTGCGCTGGTCTGCAGCAGGTTCTTCAGGTCAGCGCGGAAGGTGCGCTGGCGAAGCTCGTGCATGGTGATCTTGGGGCGGTCGCTCATCAGCCGCCAACCCCGAGGCGCTGCAACATGCTCTCGCCGTTGCCAGCGTCCGTCTCAGCCAGCAGCTTCCCGGCGGTCGCCACGTCCCGCATCGGCTGGGCCATCTGCGCCATCTGTTGAGCCTGTTGCTGGGCAGCGCGCGCGGCCCGGATCTCTGCAACGGCTTCATCGGAGCGCGTCATGCGCGCCGGCACGCCGAGACGCTCATAGTATTCGTCGGCGGCTTGGTCGGCGTCGACCTTGTCTTTCAGCTCAGGGAAGGCGGCGAGCAGGTTGCCGGTGAAGGAGAGGGCGCGCTCGATGGCGCCCACGCCGATCATGCGTTGCGCCTGGGCAAGCACCGAGACGAACTCGATCTTGATGTCCACGCCCTGCAGCTCCGGCGGAGGCGGCGCGAGCTGGCGGGTGCTGGCGAGAATGTTGAACGCCCGCTCGACGGCGACGCGGAGCTTCTCGTTCTGCACGCGGTCGACGACGGGGCCGAGCTGGGTGAGCTTCTCCTCGTTCCGTCGCGCGATCTCCTCGATGTTCCGGGGCTGCACGCCGGGCATCATCGTGATCGCCAAGAAGAGCTCGACGAAGAACGCCGAGCGGACGTCCTGCTTCGTCTCCTGGATGGAGGCGCTGATGTTCGGAATGGCGGCCGGGTTCACGTCCCAGATGGCGCGGAACTTGTCGACGTCCGCGGTCAGCGTCGTGATGGTCCCCGGCATCAGGTTCGCGTGCGTGTGGGTCAGCGCCGTCGGGCCCGCCAGAGCGGGCCGCACCAGGTAGTCCATCGCCTGGTGCTTCCGGAGCTTCTCCGCCTGCAGCCCCTTCACATCGGACAGGGCGTTCATGCCGGGCGAGCTTGAGCCGTAGGTCTCAGTCCCTACCGTGTCCCATCGTGGGGCCCAGAACGGCCGCTCGTCGAAGCCCTCGATCGCGAGGATGCGGTCCTTCTCGTCGGTCTCTTCCCAATAGATCGAGCGGAACGCCTTGTTGCGGGCGTCACGGCGGCCGGGCACGCGATCCATGTTCGGCTCGATCGCGTGCATGATCCGGACGGCGTTGGCATAGTTGCCCTTGTCGTAGTCCTCCATGACCTTCGTGGAGACGTTGTCGCCGAACTTCTCGACGGCCTGCTTCACGGTCATATCCACGCGCCGATAGAGCGTGTCGGCGACGAGGGCGTCGTCCAGGGCGATCCAATACTCGCCGGCTGTCAGGGGATAGGTCGCCCCGCCATGCCGCCAGTGGCTGGTCATGACGCAAGCTTCCGTCCCGAAGACGCCAAGCTCGCGATAGCCCGACTTCACGGAGGGATAGAACGCCGTGCGGGCTAGGAAGCTGTAGATGCGGTTTTTCGTGTCGTCCAACCACTCCTTGACCGTCTGGAACTCCTTAAGGTCAGGGTCTTCCGTGGTCAGGGTGAACCAGGGCGTAGAGGGCGAGGTCAGGCCCGACGCCATGCCGCTCGACAGGATCTCGGCAGAGCGCACCGCCTCGCCGTCCAGAAGCTTCGGGTTCAGACGACTCCGGTTGCGGCCGCCCGGCGTCCGCCCCGAGGATGAGCCGGTCAGGTAGCCCGAGCTGCGTGACAGACAGAACCGCTCGAGCTCCTGCCAGTGCGGTTCATAGTCGCCGCGGTCGGCTCGCATTCCCGCGAGCGTCCGATCCAAGCGCTCACGGAGCTTGAGGTCGCGGTGGCCGCCCTTCTCATACTCGGCGCGGTCGAAGGCCATTACTGCCCCAGGAGGCTCTTGCCGGTCGTGGCGGCGGGAGCCAGCCCGCCGGGCCCGGTGAGCACCGTGGCGGCCATGCCGAAGCGCCGACGCTGCATCGCCTCCGCGTTCTCGCGCACCGAGTTGGGGTCAGCCATCTTCGGGGCTTGGCGAGGCGGGAGCGGTGGGGGAACCTTGGGAGTGCTGATGCACATGGGCGGCGAGGTCCGGTTCGGCTGCGTTGCCGAAGGATGATCCGATACTTCGCTCGCGATGGAAGCCTCACACGGAACCGGGTTCAGGTCGCTAAACCTGAACCCGGAAAGGGAAAGGAGACCCGTGAACTTTCGGCTCTGCCAAGCCGCCGGGCTGGCAAGCCCGGTAGATAGGCTAGTGTCAGCCCCTTCGCGCGACGCGTCAATGAACGATCAGGGCCGAACGATGCCGTTGAAGGTCTCCCGATAAACGATAGCGTTTATTCGATCCGGGCATCTGCTCACCCAGCCAGTATCAATCTCTCGCGCGGTCATCACATCCTCCAGGTCATCACGAACACGGGCAGGACGTCGCCCGAGGCGCGCGCCCGTTCACGCTCCTCGAGTTGCCGATCTATCCATGCCTGGGCCTGCTCCCGCGTGTCAAAGCCCGCGCGGTCCAAGAGTGCGGGACCGCCTGTCGGCATCCATCCGGGTCCGAAGCGGATCAGATCGGGGCGCGAGCCGCGACGCTGGATGCGCCAGCGCAGCTGGCTATCGTCCCAGACCGGGCGGAACTCGGCGTCGTTCGCCTCCCACTCCGCTACACGGCGGGCGTGCTCTGGCTCAATCGCTTGCCGCTGCTGTTCCGCGAAGCTGTTCGTCATGGCCGTGCGGCTCGCATATGCACCGAGCAAATCGGGCGGCGGAGATGACCTGAAGAGCTTGTCTAGCATCGGCTACATGATGTCCTTGAAGGGGTCGTAGGCGGCTCCGACGGCCATCTGCGTTGGGCTCCGGAGAGCGCGCTTGGGCGTGCTCATGTTGGCCAGGACGACGGCGTCGCCCTTGTCCGGTGAGCGGCCGATGCGCTTCCTGATGTCGTCCTTGCTCTCGACCTGGATGCCGCCACCGCCGGGCGCCATCTTCCAGCGAGGCGCGGCCAGATCCGCCCGCAACTCCGGATCAGGGGGTAGCGCCATCGGATGCGGGTTCATGGGGCCAAGCGCCTCGCGCAGTCGCCACCACGTCTCCGCACGGCGGTTGAAGAACGGCAGCTCGCCTTCGAGCGACTTGCCGGTCACGGCCTTGCTCGCGCCGTTGACCGCGATCACCTGCAGCTGATTATCCCGGAGCAGGGCGTAGGGGCCGGCTCCCCAGCCGACGACGTCGATGTGAATGGGCGCCCGATCGCGCAGGACGGTCATGATCCGGCCAAAGCCCACGGCGGGCTCCGTGATCTCCTTGCCCTCGATAGCGATGACCCGGTCGAACCATGTGCCGTGTCGCGGGCACATCGTGAACTTGTCCGCGCCGCCGGCCGCGACGTCCACGCCCAGGCTGTCCATTGGACCCTTGGCGTCCTTCTCCTGCCAGCGGGCCATCGCCTGGTCTATCCAGAGGGTCGGGATCACCTGCCACGGGTCATCCTCCGCCCCGGCCATGAAGTCGCCCTTCAGCATCTGTGAGCGCAGGGGCTCCGGCAGGCTCTGGAGCTGGGCCATGTAGCCGGTGGACGTGAGGAAGGGGTTGTCGTTGACGCGCGACGGGATGAACGTCCTGCTCAACGGCGTGATGATCTCTTCCGGGAGGTGCTCGTCAGGATCGAACATCGTGACGCGCCTGCCGCCGATCAGCACGAAGGGCGAGCCGTCAGGCACTTCCAAGTCCTTCCCCTTCACGGTGGCGAACCAACGCAGCTCACCCGGCCTGGCGGGGTTCGGGTGCTTGTCGTCGAGCCACGGCGCGAAGAAGCTGATGACCCATCGGCCTTCAGCGTCCGTAGGCGGGTTGAAGGTGAGCAGGGCCTGACACCGCTGGCCGGGCTCCGTGGTCCGCAGCCAGCCCAGGAGGAAGCGCACCTGCGACTCCAACAGGTTCGTCGCCTCGTCGAAGCCGATGAAGTCGTGCGGCCTGCCCTGATAGCGCTTCTCGTCGCCCGCGTGCGGCACAGATCCGAACTCGAGTTGCCGATCGGGCAGACGCCAAACCTTCTCCTGACTGTTGAAGCCATCCTTCGACCCGAGAAGCTCGCCGAGCCGGTCAGTGATGCCGAGCAGCTGCGGAGCCTCCCGCCGGAAGATGATCGCCCGTTTGTGCTTCGTGAGCGCGGAACCGCACATCAGGTCCGTCTTGCCGCCGCCGGCCGCGCCGCCATAGCCGATGATGTCCGCCTCGGACGCGTAGGCGTCGGTCTGGGGCCCAGGCAGCGGACGCCATACCCGCGCAGCCTTGTCGACCGCGAGCAGGGCGTTCACTTCAGCGCGCTCCTCCGGCGTCATGTGCGGCAAGAGCCGGGCAACGTCCTGGGTAAGCATCAGGCGTTAGCCTTGCGCTCGGTGGCCTGGACAGTCGGAGCAAGCCCTTCCAGCGCACACCAGCAGGCCATCCCGATGAGAACTGCTGTAGTCACGTCAACGCCCAGCCGAACCATTGCGCTAGCGATCAGGGGGCTCACCAGCCACCGCATGAAGGCGCGACCGCTCATGCGTCTATCGCCTCCAACAGCTCAAGCGGCGGCGGTGTGTCCGTGTCCGCCGCGGGGACGTTGTCGATGAAGGCGGGCGTCTCGCTCTCGCCGATCAGCCCCAGACGGCCGCCTTGCAGCCGATAGAAGCGGTAGGCCGTGGCATCGGCGCGCTCAGGCGCGACGATGGCCTTGTCCGCGCCCGTGTAGGCTGATGGTGCGTGCCCGCGGGCGAGATACTGTTCGACCCCGCCCACGACCGCCGTGGCGATGTAGAAGGGGCCGAAGCTCCCCCCCGCCACCAGGTAAACCTTGGGCTCGCTCACGCCGCCGCCCTCTTCGAGAGGAGCCCGCTGAGCGGCGGCTCGCGGGAGAGGTCGGGGATGTAGTTGCGATCCACGAACACCGGCTGCTCGCTCTCCCCGATGAAGCCGAAGCGCCCCGAGTCGGGTTCCTCCCTGTAGAACCGGTAGGAGCGGGCGATCGGATGATCCATCGCAACGACCGTGTTCGCGGCTCCTGCGATGCTCAGATCATTCTCCTCGCTTCGGCCGAGCGCCAGGTAGTGCTCTTCGCCCAGATCGTTGACGTAGGTGGCGACGTAATGCAGGGCGGTGCACGGCTCCGGGCGCAGAATGACGGTGCGGCATCTTGGGGCGATCGTCAGCGCTCCCGGCCTCGAGTTGGAGGCGGACGCAGGATCGCTGGCCTTGAGGATGCGGATGAAGTCGCAAACGCGGGTCCGCTCCGGCTCTGGCATCTTGTGCAGCTGCGCGGCGATGTCGGGGTGTAGTTCCATAGCGGCCTCCTTCAGTCAGTTGGCTAGTTGGTGGGCGAGCAAGCCCAAGGCGGCCGTCGCGGCGGCAAGGATCAGCAGAGGCGCGCCCAGGTCATCGAGGACGACGCGGATGTCAGACCGCCTGTCGGCTTCAGCGATCGTGATGATGCGGGACAGCGGCAGGTTCGGGCACAGGGTCTCGAATGCCCGCAGCCTGGAGGCTACCGCGTGGAGCGCGCCGCAAGCGGGCACGCCGCCAGTCCTCGCCAGCTCGCCGCGGGCCAGGGCCGCGCCGAGCAGCTCAGTCTCATGCGGTGTGCGGTAGGCGGGCCACATCAGCCTTCCCCACCGACGCGGCGCTGAACGTCAGCCAGGATGGCCGCAAGACGTGCGGCTGCCGCGGTGTCATCGTGGGCCGGCGGGTTGTTGCCGTCGGCGTCCGCGTGCTTGAGCTGGACGCTGTCGCCATACTTCTTGGGCGCGAGCTTGGCGGCATACCACTGTCGGCTCGACACCCGGAGGGCCGAGCGCTTGATGTGGTCGCCATCGACCTTCACGCCGACCAGCTCGCCGTCGGCATTGTGCACCGGCGCCCAATCGTGGCGGTCATCGTCGGCAATCTCGATGGTCTCAGCGGCGTAGTCGTGGGCCTGGACCTCTCGCGCACGCGCGCACTTGGCCCGGAAATCCTCATGCTCCTCCAGCCAATCGAGCACCGTGGACCGCGACGGCATGTGATCATCCGCGCAGATGCGGCGCATGCTCTGGCCATCCATCAGGCGCTCAAGGATCTCGCGCACAACGGGCTCGGTGTAGAGCGTCGGGCGGCCTGGGGCCGCCTTCTCTCCGGGCGTGGGCTTCTCAGCGTT